GTCCGGGACAAGCTCAAGCGGGTGTGCGAGCTATGGTGGGTTCCGCACTTCCGCATCCTGCCGACCTGGCCGGCCGACGGGTCCGAGTACATCAACGGTTATCGTGTCTGGCTCGACACGGCCGTCTACGACCTGCCACCCGAGGACATCATCCACATCCGCGACGGGATCGACCCCCGCAATGAGCGGCTGGGCCTCTCGGCGCTGCGAGCGAATCTGCGCGAGGTCTGCACGACCAATTTCGAGTCCAGCTACACGGCCGGGATCGTGAAGAACGCGGGCGTGCCCTCGGTCGTGATCGTGCCAGCAGCCGACGGGGGCCCTAGGCCCGACAAGGACGCGGCCGAGCGGATGAAAGAGCGGTTCCTCGACGCGACCGGCTCCGACAACGTCGGGGTGCCTGTGGTGCTGGCCGGCCGGTATGAGGTCAAGCCGCTTGGGTTCAGCCCCGAGCAGATGCGGCTGGACCGATTGCCGCTCAACGCCATCGCCCGGATCGCGGCCTCGATCGGCGTGGCGGCGATGAGCCTGGGCCTGCCGGACCCCGGTAAGACGTACAGCAATCTTGCGGAAGCCAACCGCTCGAGCTGGGGAACGATCGTGGCGATCCAGGAGCTGGTCTCGGAGGCGATCCGCTGGGAGCTGCTCCCCGAGCCGGTCGCGGCCGATTCGGGCCTGACCTCGCCCGGGCTGGACCCATACGCGTTCGTCATCGCGTATGACTACACGCACATCCAGGAGCTTCAGGAGTCCCTGGACGCGGTCCACGCGAGGACCCGCGAGGACTTCAAGGCCGACCTCACGACCAAGAACGAGGCCCGCGAGCTGCTGGGCTTCGAGCCTCACCCCTCGGGCGACGTGTTCTTCTCCGAGGTTCAGGCGGGAGTTGCCGGCGGCGGTTCAGGGCCGATCACGGACGACTCTGGCGCTCCGGCCCTGGCCGTCGGCGGCAATGGCGATGGCAAGGGCCTGAACCTGGCCATGCGAAACGGGTGGGCGCCATGACCGTCCGACTGCCCTGGGGCGCGTGGTACACACCCGGCAAGTGTCCGGCCTGTGGCAAGGTCCTCGAGCGCGCCTACCTGGACGGGCTGCCGGTCTTCGTCTGCCCCGACCACCGGCCGCGAACGATGAAGGAGCAGCATGGCGACCGCCACCGCGGCGAAGCCCCGGACCCGCGCTGAGGGTCTTTCGAATCCGTTCAAGCTCCCCCGCGGCGAGGCCCTGCGCCGCGAGGTGGTGAAGGTCTTCCGCGAGCAGCGGCGGGCGATTGAACGGTACCTGAAAACCGGCCGCAAGGACCAGGCCGGGAACCTGCCGTTCCACTGGCCGAACTGGCACGACTTCGGTCTCGGGGCACTCGACATCTCGGAGCGGATGACGCCCTACCTGGCGGCAACCTGGGAAGCGTCAGCGGCGAAGTTCGCTCCGAGAGTCGGGCTCGATCCCGACGAGTGGCAGGTGATCAACCCCCAGACCGAGCGGGCGATCGACGAGGCGGCCCTCGCCTTCTGCGACTCGATGAATCAGACGACCAGCGACAGCCTCGACAACGCCCTCGAGCGGACTCGCGAGGAGCTGCACGAGGGCATCATCGAGCAGGGGGCCGCCCTCCCCGAGCTGACGAAGCGGATCAACGCCATCTTCGACGGGGCCGAGAAGTTCCGCGCCCGTCGCATCGCCTGGACCGAGACGTCGCGGGCCGTCCATCAGGCCCAGGAGCACGCCGCGTTCGCCTCCGAGGTGGTGACCGGGTGGAAATGGCTGCTCTCGGCTGATGCGTGCCCGAAGTGCGTGGCGATCGCCGCACGGGCCCCGACCGTCAAGCTCGGGCATGCGTTCGCGGTCATTGGGGATAACCCCCACTACGCGCAGGTGAAGTTCCCCCCAGCGCACCCGCACTGCAATTGCTCCCTCCTCGAGATCCTCGACACCGAGGAGCAACCCCAGTGGCACGACACGCTCCATCAGCCCGAGGACGCGACCGACGACGAGGTGGATCGCGTGGCGGCGGAGATCGCGGAGCGGGATGAGCGGACGGAGAGCCGGAAGGCCGTGAAGCCGAAGCCGGCCCGGCGGCCGGCCCGCCTCGCCCGGAAGATGGTCGGAACACGATGACACCTCTCGACGCCTCTACGACCGGCATGCTTCCCCACAAGACCCTCGAGTGCGAGTTCAAGGCCATTGGCGAGGATGGCACGTTCACGCTCTACGCGGCGTGCTTCGGCAACCTCGACCGCCAGGGCGACATCATCGAAGCCGGAGCCTTCGACAACCTGGATGAGTTCACCCGGGACGGCTGGATCGCCTTGAACCATGACCAGCAGTCGCTCCCCATCGGCTACCCGACGGCGGCCGTCCAGGATGACAAGGGCCTCCGCATCGAAGGCCAGTTCCACTCGACCCCGGAGGCCCAGGCCGTGCGCACCGTGGCCCGGGAGCGGCTCCGGGCCGGCAAGGCGGTGAAGACCTCGATCGGCTATGTGACCCGCGATGAGTCCTTCGAGAAGTCGAATGGCCGGATGGCCCGGCGAATCAAGCGCCTCTCGGTTTATGAGGCGAGCTTCGTGAATCTCCCCGCCAATAGCCAGGCCGAAGTGGTCGATGCCAAGGCAGAGGGGAGTGGGGCCACCTTGAACCAGGCCGGGGTTGCGCACGCCCGGTCCTGCATCAAGGCGGGGAAGGTGAGCACCGGCTCGTGGGGTTTCTCGGGCGCCGACGGGAACGCCCTCCTGGGTGAGAGCGGCGACGACTGGAAGACCTACGGCCGGTGCCACCTGGCCACGGTGCCGAACACGGACGAGGACCAGAAGGGCCACTGGAAGTATCCCTTCGCGAAGAAGTCGGGCGGTGAGATCAAGCTCTACACGGCGGCCCTGCGCGCCATCGCCAGTCGCGCGAGCCAGCAGGGGAAGTCGGCGATCTCGGAGGCAGCGAGCAAGCTCCTGAAGTCCGCACAGGGGGAGGATGACGTGGAAGATGGCGACGACGAGAAATCGATCGGCACGCTTCGGGATGCCCTGAACGAGCTGCTCGGGCTCGATACCAAGGCGGCCGGGGTGACCCTGCCCAAATCGGCCCACACCCGGCTCAAGGCGTTCGCCGAAGCGATGGACGAGCACGGCCGCAAGACACGCGACTTCGCCAAGGCGTTCGGCGAACACGGCAAGGCATGCCAGGTCATGGGCAAGGGGATGAAAGAGGCCCTCAAGGCATTCAACGGCGACGAGGACGAGGATGAATCCCCGGAGGATGACGACGACGAGAGTCAGGAGGAGGAAGTCGTCGAGGATCGACCCCGGAAGAAGCCGGCGAGGGCCCGGGGTGGGAAGCAGGACGAAGAGCCCGAGGAGAACGAGAACCCCAGGAAGCGCTCCCGCGAGGACGACGCCAAAGGCGTCTATCTCGAGCAACTCAAGCACCGTTCGATGATGGGCCGGCGCTCGTCGCCATGCCCCTGATTGATCTCATCCCTTTTACCTTGAGGCGATCATGCCAGTAGCCCACGAGGATACCGTCCTCACCCAGCTACGGGCCTCGTGGCAAGCCAAGCACGATGAGGCCCAGACGTTAATCGACAACCCGTCCGCGACGGGTGAGCAGCTCGTCAAGGCCGAGCGGCTCTTCGACGAGCGCGACCACATCGGCGAGCAGATCGAGGACCGCCGGGGGACCCTCGAGCGCGTGGGACAGCTCCGTGACCGCTACACGGCCGGCAAGAGCTGGGCAGGCGAGCCCATCCGCGGGATGCCGTTCTCGACCGCCATGGGCGGCGACGGCTCGGTCCGGCGCTACGCTGCCGACGCCGGCGGAGCGAGCCATTTCAGCGTCACCGGCACCGAGCCGGCCGGCTCGATCGAGCTGGCGTTCAGCCCTCAGCGCAAGCACTGGGAAATGATCTCGGAGGCAGGCCCAGGCACCTTCGGGGACCAGAAATGGGGCCTGCTCTCGACCTTCGAGTACAAGCGAGATTGGGCGCTCTACCTCCGCAAGGGGAACCGCTACGCGGACCTTTGCACCAAGACCCTCATGGAAGGAATGGACGACCAGGGCGGCGTGTTCGCCCCGGCCGAGTTCGTGGCCCGCATCATCGGCCGATTGCCGGCCCCAACGCAGCTCCGGTCCCTCGTGACCACGCTCACCACGGGTCGCGACATGCTGATCATGCCGCGCAAGCAGTACTCGGCGGACGACAAGTACACGACCGCCTTCCGGGCCACGTGGACGGGTGAAATCCCCTCCGACGGCACCGGCGTGATGGCGGCCGTGAACGACGCGGCCCTCCTGGGCAACGTCGAGGTGCCGGTCCATACGGCGATGCTGAACGCTGGGCTCACGCGGAACTGGATCGAGGACGCAGCATTTCCGGTCCAGGCCTGGCTCGAGTCCGAGCTAGCCCAGGTCATCGATCTGCTCTACGAGGACATGATCCTTAACGGGACCGGCATCGGCCAGCCGCAAGGGGTCTACTTCGGCGCGGCCTCCGGGAACGACGGCATGACCGTCAACGCGACACTCCCCGAGGTGGTGCTGTCCAACACGGCAGGGGCCATCGATTACGTCCTCTGCAACAACATGCAGACGGCCCTGGCTCCGCAGTACGAGAACGAGGGCACGCGGTGGGTGATGAACAAGAAATCCGCCCTCCGGGCCCTCTACAACCTCATGGACAACAACAACCGTCCTCTCTTCACGACCGGCATGATGGACTTCGGCCTGGTCCCGCGCCGAGTCCGGATGCTCCTGGGCGATGAGATCGTCCTCTCGCAGTTCTCGCAGAACGTCAGCGCCACGACATTCCCCTTCATTTACGGGGACCTCAAGGGCTATTACGTGGCCCAGCGCGTGGGGTTCAGCATCCAGATCCTTGACCAGACCAAGGCCAAGGCCAACCAGATCGAAATGGTGGGCCGGGTGCGTTTCGGCGGCAAGCCCGTCGAGCCCTTCCGCCTCAAGATCGGCAAGTCCAACAACACATGAGGGCCCGTCCATGAGTATGCAGCACAACGTCACCCGCAACGTCTACGTCGATCGATGCTTCGTCCCGGTTGCGGCCGGGACCGGGGACACGCAGACCGGCGACATCATCGACACCGCGGGGTGGGAGTCGATCGCCTTCAACGTCACCTTCGGCACGCTCACCGCCGGGGCCAC